ACAAGAACTCAGACTCTGGCTGAATGGATCTTAACTCTTTGAGTAATGTAATGACTTGCTTAGATAGTGGGACTTGATGTTCCTGACGTGTTTTGGTCATTTCTGCAGGTTTGGTCCATAAGGCTTTTTTAAAATCGAATTGCTCCCACTTTACTATCCTTAACTCACCTGGACGTGGGAATAGCATCATAAGCAGCTCAAGACCAATGCCGATGGCGCGCTTTTTATTATTACGAATTTTCTTAAGTAAAGCTGGTAATTCATCAACAGTCACGAAATCCATGTTCCCTGACTCGTAGGCATCTAGATGTTTGCTCATGCCTTCTATTGGATTTGAATTTATCTTGCCTTTAAACTTTGCCCAGTCATAGCAACCACGTACGTATGAAACCAATTTCTCAATCTGAGTATGAATGCCTAAAGTACGTTGTAGTCCTTGGAAAAAATCAAACCACTCTTTTGGCGTAATCTCTTTGTAATTACCTTGACCAAATACTGGAATAATGTGCTTCTCAATAGATTTTTGAGCTTTCGTGTATGTTGCCTCACCCCACTTACTTGATTTAGTGTCCAACCACTCTCTCATTAGGTTTTCAAAGTAAAAGCTTTCAAGCTCTTTTCGTTCCTCGAGCAGTACTTTCTTCGACTTCAGGCTTTCACCTTTAGAAAGAGCTGAAGTAAATTCTCGTGCTTTTTGACGAGCAAGTTGAGCACTCACTTGAGGGTAAGAACCAAGACCCATCCAAGCCCATTTACCTTCAGAATTCTTGTAACGATACTGCCAATTTTTAACACCTGATTTTTTGACTAAAAAATATAACCCAGCGCCGTCGAGTTCTCTATAGTCTTTTTCCTCAGGTACTAATGAAGATAATGTTTTTTCACTGAGTGGTCGTTTCTTTATATGTTTCCGTAACATGCCCTATACCTTGTATCACCGAGTTAGATTATTAAACAGTGATACACGTGCTGATACAAATAGGGCTGTACTATACAGATCCATATAAATGCCTAGAATATAAAAAAGCCCCTAAATTATTGAATTTAGGGGCTTTTAGTGACTATATAAATACATCTATAATCTAATCTTGGTAGGTATATCCAGACTCGAACTGGAGACCTCTACGATGTCAAGGACGTTGGTCACATAGAAAAATCAATAGGTTATACGCCACTGTAGTCAAGTGTAGTCCCTTTAAAAATGCTTACAATTTAGCGGGCTTTTTCATATTCAATTAGAACTTTAGCCACAGCCTTAGCAGCCAACCAGTAACGCGCATTAAATCGAGCAAGTTCATCTTCATTGGAGATAAAGCCAAGCTCTACAATCAAACCACCAGCATTCACATAAGCAAGACGGCCACGCGCAGATTTACTTTGATCAATCCAACCGTTGTCACCACGTAATCGACTGCCCAATGCATCAGCTACAGCTTTGGATAAGTCTTGAGCAAGTTTCTTATCTTTGGGTAGTGCGATGGTTTCAATGCCATTCGCCTGTCTTGATGTTGCTGCATTCATGTGGAATTCAACCGCAATACTAGATCCTTTGATCAACTTGATGGCCGATGAAAGCGGATCATTCTGCGATCCACTACCATCATTTTTGACCTGGACACCAGCTTCACGCAAATAAAAAGAAACCGCATTCCTGAAATTAGTCACCAGGTCAGCTTCTTTAATTTTGCCATTTACTGCTCCTGGATCAATATTGCTGTGCCCTGCTGTAATTGTGATTATCTTGTTCATTGTTCACCGCCTTTAATTTCTTTTTTCAGTTCTTTGACAACTTCAACGATATTCTTTGACTCACGCTGATTCATGAAATTGGCTGTAAGACGTACCAAAAACCAACCAGGTAAACCACATATAAAGAAGAACCCGCCAAGCGCCAGAACGCCCCAAATGTCATTAATCCAGCCATGCAAACCAAACTTCACAATCAGAAATGATCCACCAGCAATGCTTGAAACAACTGTACAGATAAGCCCAACAGCCCACTCCTGTGGAGTTTTGGGCATCCGTATCATCATGACTACCAAAGCAATCAGAGCGGCGCTCAAGATAACCATGACTGCCATTCCGTAAATTTTAAAAAATGCCCCTGCCCCTGCGGTGCTTAAAGGTTCCGCCATCTACTTTTCTCCAGACATAAAAAAACGCCCTTTCGGGCGCTTGCTTCAATTTAAATTTTTACACTTCAATCTGTACTACATCACCGCTTTCCGCCAAGCGTTTGATCTCCCCATCTGAAATAAAAACCTTGTAATTTGGATGGTCAGCACTTTGCACCGTGCCAACAAACTCAGGAGTTTAGGAATTAAATCAATCAACCGTTGCAGTGCATTAAAACGCTTATCGTTCTCTTGCCAAACTATACGATAGTCTTGACTTAAATCTGTTGTTTGCTCACCTTCACCAGCCGCCGCATCATATTTAGCAGTTAGGCTATAGGGCTTGGTTAATGGGCTAGGTGCAGGTTCAGCTTGATAAATCCCAACTAATCCTTGCGGCTTTAAGTCTGCCATAGTTAGTTACTCGGAAATGGTGCGTCAGGCGGTGTAAAGTTTGCTGTGTAACGTGCCACGCCTTTTGTAATACGGAACTCGTCTATATAACAATCAATGCCGTAATTACCGTCGCCATCAACACCCAAACTAAATTCATTTGCGTTTGACATTAATGCGGCACTGCCAATTGATACAGTATTTACAGCAACCCCATTCACATAAAAAGTTACTGAGCCAGCAGCTCGCTCAAGAGCTAAATGCACCCATTCACCGATCGGTGGATTTGCGAGAATATTAAAAGCCCATGCCGAGCCAGTGATTGAAATATACGCAGTCAGAAAATTTGCTTCAGCATCATATTGCATGATGACAGGCGAGTAATACGCCCCTGATGCACGCTTTGCAAACAACACTCCATATCTCGACTTGGACACAATCCAAATAAAACATTCGATTGTCCAATCATCAGAGCCAAAATTAGCAGTACCCAACCCGCTTGATTTAATCCCTTTTGGCCCCCTTGCATCGAGGCAAGCCCCGCCAAATTTCGATTTTGCTGACGTAACGCCTGCGCCATTCATCGCAGCCCATGTTGCGGATTTACTATCAATAAAATCAACATCAAAATGCAGCAATGAAACAACATTACTCCAATATTCGTCACCATCACTTGCTTTGACCACGACCTCATCACTTAACTTTTCAACACCATTTTTTACAGAGCTAACACGCACATAATAAGTTTTCCCAACCTCAATTGCAGTATCAACATAAGATCGAACGTCATTTGCAAGCACCACTTTGGGCGCTGGCAAATTTACAGGATCAATTGGTGTTTCTGAACAGTAATAACGCTGCTCATCAACAAATCCGTCAACTTTCCAATTTACTTCAATTCTGTTAGTCATTTCTAAACTCAACTGTTAAATCATAAGGTGCTGAGAAGAATTGACTTAACTCAACAATATATTCAAATGGCTGTAAGCACTCATATCCATCTCGCACTGTTTTTGCTATCACTTCAATAGACTGTGTTTCTGTTTGCATTGCCGATGTTGCAAGTGTGTAAGTATTTGTTCCAGTGGCATCTATGTTGTGTGTCGCAATAACGAGGTCATCATCATCAAGTTCTTTAAAGATCAGCATTGTTGCTGCACCGCTTTCCAGAGCTACCCCACCATCTGTCCATCCCAAAATCGAACCGCCAGTTTGTTGCAAGCGATTGCGATCAACCCATGTCACAACTAAATCAGTATCAATTTCTTCTGGATAGTATTCATCGTTAATTTTTACATTGGCAGGTGGATAAGGACGGTTGGGGCGTGCATTCATTTCAAGTGTAAGCACTGATGCTTCTTCCATCCCTAATATCCCGCTTGGGGTGGTGGTTAATACTTTCGCATTGACTACTTCGCTCAAGACATACTGCTCTGAATCAAAAGCATTAAAAGCATCATAGAAGTAAAAAACCGCATCTTGCGAATGCGGTTTAGGTACTGTATCTAGTGCTGCCCGTTTGACAGATAAGATCTTTGTCGCTGTGTCATAGCTTTGATAAACCATCAATTCATCATCACAAAGAATCAAAGTTCCGACTTCTGCTTGACTAATTGATGCAACATTTTTCACAGCAAATGATGTATCTAAATACCTAATCTCTTGATCAAGAGTCGCCACAGGACAATAGTCAACAATTGAAGCTTGCTGATAACCTGTACCATTATCTGTAAACAACAATGCATTGATCGAGTTATTTTGCGGTTTCTTGGTCGCAACCATCAAATATCCCAAATCTGGATTATTTGCTAGCTCAGTATCAACTTGCGTCTGACCAAACCTTTGTACTGCTTCAAAATATGGCATTTCGAAAACAGTGCTTTGATTTGGTTGCGGAGGTAATACTACAGAAGTTGGAGGATCGACATTTATCGTTGGAAATGTAGTTGATGAATATGGCATAACCTCGACCCAGTCCAAAGTCACAGTATTGTCTCGACCATCTCCAAGCCCAATCTTCATAATTCGTACAGGCACTTCAAACATATTCTGATTGGGCCAAGTCAACTTCACAACATCATACCTATTGATCTTGCGAGCATCATATTTTCCAGTAGTGAATGTGCCCTTTCTTGTTGGTGTTGAAAGCTGTTTGAGCTTCCAGTTGCCAACCAATTCAGCATTTCTGCGATTCATAAAATACGGAAAATCAAGTGTCTGTGCATTCACCTCAGATGACATTACAGAACCAATTTCATCCAATGAGAATGATGAATCCTTAATGTTTTCGCGATCATAGTAATTCACATTAACTGAATTAATCACATCATCAATGTTTGCAATTTCAATATTAAATGTTTTGATATTGCTTTTATTAAATACCTGAGCAGTATTTAAACTCAATAAATCATCGCGGAATAATACGATTTCATATTTCCCTGTTTGCCGATTTATGCGAATACCAGCTTCAATGTGATATAACAATTCATCAATCGCGTCTTTACATGACTTCTCTGTAAAAGCACCTGACACCCCCAAATCTTCATCCCAAATTCTTCTCGCTGCAAACTTAAAATTCTCATCATTAATCATTGACTCTGGTTTATTCATTGCTGTGTCATTGGTGATGATTTCACGGATTTGATGAATTGGGTTAATATCAATTCCATTTACTATGCCATTACTACTAAATGCAGATATTGCACAATCAATAACAACACGATGATTAGAATTAGTGCCAGATGGCACACCATCAACAATCCCAATCATTAGGTCTAAAGTGGTATTGGTGCAGCTTAAAATGTATTCTCTACATGTAATAAAAGCAGGTTCAGAAAATTCTCTAATTAGTCTAAAACCTCCTCCATTCCAAGAAATGCTTGAAATCCCATCATCAGCAAGAATGATTAAACGAATGTCTAAACCTATAAGGGAATCTGGAAATGAAGTTTTTACATATCCGACTTTCCCAATATAACCAAATTGGGAATGGAAATTCCACAAGTACCCTTGTATCAGCCCTGTTAATGGAACGCCACCATTTGTAAACTTATAGAATAGATCATCTTGGTTATCTGTCCCCCACCATTCATTTAATAAGGGTGGTAGATTATCTATTTTTTCTTGATATTCTTTTGGAGACAGACCATTAACTTTCGCGCCGATTTCACATACAATAATTTCATTATCATTGTTGTCAAGATAGCTTTTATACCACTGCACATCACCATTATCTTTAATTCGTGTTCGCTTAGGCCAGTAAAGTACCTCTTTTAGCATTCCAGACATCGATACAAGCTGAAAGCCCTTATCTATTGTAAACCCTTTAAAAACAACGTAAGACAAATATGGAAAAGATGATACAAGATCGCTGTCATGCTCAGCTAGATATTCATTTTGACGCAAATATCCAGGCCGACCAGTATGAATATCAATCATTCCCACCCAGCCACCCTCTTGCTTGTCACCGCCAAATAAATTTGGCTTGTTCACAGGCATAGAGACATCACCCAATTTTAATAAGTCTAGCTCTACCTTTGTTGTAAAAATCCAGCCCCGATTATCAGGGTTAATATTTATAATCCGCTCAATACAATTCCCAATTGCAACTTGCAAGCCTGCGAAGTATTTATAGCCAACTGTTTGTTTACTGCTTCCGCCCATTTTCAACCACCTCTACAACTTGTTTAGCCATTGCATCTTCACAAGTTTTGACAAGCTTTATATCGATACCATTTTTTAAAAAGTCCTGAAAATCCCATCCTTTCGCCAAAAAAAATGCCCTCGTTCCTCGAGAGCACATTTTTGCTTTTCGAATATCCGACATATAGATTTTCACTTTTTCCCACCTTTGGCTTTAATCGCTTCGGTGCTTTCATTGCCTTTCCATACGATGTTTCCATGTATATGTGGAGAGCCAAAGATTGAAGAAAATGAAACACCTTCATCAGCTATAGAACCGTCTAATTGTGTTGGTTCGGGTCGGTTTTTTTTCTGCATTTTTCGCATCGTGTAATACGAATAAACAGCAGAGGCTAATGCGACTACTAGGGCAACAATTGCAAACATGGCTACCTCACTTTATAATTTGATCGTTTGTTGGATTAGAATTTGGAATATTCGGGAATCCCATAAATCTGAGTGTGTTATTGAATAAAGTGTGACACGGGCCTGATCTTGTTTGATCACAACCGGGTGCAAGCTTCACAACATCACCAACTTGTAATCCATAATGTTCTCGTCCTAAAGTTACTGTGTTCTCTGTACTCAACATCACGCTAGTGAAAATCCCAGATTCATGTAAAACGCCACGGCTGAAATAGTTGATTGGATAAGATTTAATTTCAGTAATTGGATCACCCACTGCATCTAAAACAGGATCGCCATTTTCATCAATCATAGGTGTTGGATTCACAGTAAAAGTAACAGTCAGCCCGCTTATCGCAGTCACAGTAACTTCAACCAACCAATCTTCAATATTCAAACCGCAAATTCGATCGTAGATTTTATTTGAGCAGGTCTTTTGAAACTTACGAGTAAGAATGTTCTTGTTCTGTTGAGTCTCAGCAGTAGAACTCACAAGTGTCATTGTGTTTGCATCATCATCAAACTTGGGCTGAATCACTCGACCGATGTGAATGACCAGAGTCTCATTTTTATACAGCTCAAGAATAGTGACTGCGACGCTTTTGAAGTAAATCTTGTTAATGAACAAAGCTTGCAGATCATCACCCTCTGCATTCAATATTTGCATGGGATACGGAAAAGTAATTTCTGTATCGCACTTATCAATATCTTCATCTGTAATGTCGCTACGGCTAGAAACCAGTGGTAAATAAGTATTCCCGTTATGCTCAACAGCCTTGGCTGAACTGGTTAGATACCAAGTTTTATCACCATGCTTAAACTCAAACAGGTCTTTCTTAGATTTAAACATATTCATCATGGCGATAACTCAACTATAGTCACTGTAGCTTCTACAATGTCCGCACCTTTAAAGTAGAACTCTACTGCATCACTATTTAGGCGATACAATCCTAGATACGAGACACGCTCGATATTAATTGGCGGCTGTGGCGTTAGATTCATCACAATGTTTTCACCGCTAATACTTGTTGAAGTGACTGAATGAGCCGTCCAGACTCCATTGGCCTTGATTGCAATATTCTTTCGATCATTCAAATAATTGTCATTTTTGACAGTAATACTTGAAGCAGATCGGGAAATGAAATTGAAGTTATTCTGGTAGCTCGGCATCCAGAATGGATTTAAACGTCCACGACGACGATAGAACCATTTCTTATAATCAATGTACTCTTGTCGATTACGCATAATCACCCGAAAGTTCTTATTGATCAAAGGATTAATCCAGTGTGAGAATTGCCAAAATTGCCCTATTTCCCCATCTACAATCGCTTGATGTTGCTCGAAATTTATTTCGAGATAATCACCATCTAAAAGTAAAGGGGTAAAATAAAGATCATCACCTTTGTATTGCTGTGGCTCTGCTGACATTGGATATTCAATACTATCCAACACTCTTAAATTAAGTGTCGGCTTGAACATTAAACCGTTGGCTTGTGAGGTTGGGTTGCCTGCAATAATGACTTTTCTCAATGGCTGTATTTGCGCATTATTTGCGGTTACAGCTTCATTTAAGCGATACCCATCGATATATACAGGCACATCTTCAATCACTTCATAGCGTCCAATTTCAGTGACTTCAACAACTAAAGACACACCCATAGCAGTCACAAGTATCAAAGTCCCAACATTGATACCAAGATTACTTGTATCAGTTTCTATAAAGTCATCTGATAGATTTCCTACTAACTGACTTTCTAATGGCTGTGGTGCTAAGAACTCTTTACGCATCCAAGAATAAAGATCGCTAAACATTTTAGGCACTTCATTTCTAAAAGCCAGCATTGACCAATTAAAAGACTGTCTTGCAGCATCAAGTAAAGGAATCCTTTCCTCACTTGAATCATCAAAACTTTGGTGCACATCAGTCTTGAACTCATATCTTTCTGTTGTTTCAAGCAAAGGGCATTTTGTGAGCAAGATATAATTATGCCCGTTTATAGTCACTTTCATAAATTACTCACATAAAAACCGACCATTTTCAGGTCGGCTATATTCCTAGTTTTGAACGATTGCGCTTAATTACATTCAGAATGATTTTTTCACCTGACGGGGTTGCCATCGCATCGCGTAACATTGTTTCGTCAAAAGTATTGACGATACGAATATTGTTTTGCAATGGTTCTGGCTTAGCTTCTGATTTCATGCTTTGACGATCACTTAGATAATTAGTAAGGTCCTTATTTTGCTGTGGATTCAATACACGCTCACCTTTATCTAATAACCATGTGCCCTCTTTTGGAATATTGTCTATACCATCGTGGGCCATGCCTGTTAAACCAACTGATTTAATGCTTGCTGCTTGAGCAACCTGTAAAGCTGCTGCTGCCGCACCAACCGCAGGCGCGATATAAGGACCAACAAACGGTGTGCCAACTACAGCGTCATAAGCTTTTGAGTATGCGGCAGGAATATTCAACATTGCTTGAGCCACCGCAAACGCTTTCTGTGCTGCAAATAACCCTGCATACAGCGATGAGTTTTGATCAATCAATGCAGCAAAACCACCAAGCATGGACTCCATATAGGATGCTGAATATTTAGTTTGCAGCATCAGTTTATCTTGCTGATATTTCTCCTCACTAATCAAGTCAAGCTCGCGCATCTTGTCCAAAACTTCAAACTGCTTAACCAGTGGGCTTTCTTCAAAACCCATCACGCCACGGTAATCGCTGATTGCTTGGTCGCGCTCGTTGGATTGCTCAAAGTTTTGCTGTGAAACAGCTTGTTGAAGTAAAGCCTCTTTCATCTCAGGCGAATAACTAGCAGTGTTTAGAATTTCTTCACGTACCAATGCATAGTATTCACGAGCGTAGTCGCCTGCGGTCATCCAGTTTCGACTAACCTCAAGAAGTTGCTTTTTATCACTCAACTCTTTTTGTTTCTGAGCTTCCTGATATTCAGCAACGTCTTTTTTGTATGCGACTTGTTGGAGGGCTATATATTTCGCAAGACGAGGGTCATTCTCTGCAAAAGCTTCTCTAATTTCCTGAATTGAGATTGCGTGCTCAAGCTCAAGCTTCTCCTGCTCATTCAAGTACTTTAGAATAATGGACTGTTGAGCTTTATACGTTTCATCAACATATTGAATGGCGTCATTTGCGGTAGTACCTACACCCTTTAGGGCTGCATCCATATAGCCAAGAACATTTTTTACATATTCCCGATTGATTGGACCTAAGCCGGTGCCGCGCTCAACATTGCCTTCACCCGCATGGTATGCGGAAATTGCTTTTTCCCAACTTCCAAATTTTTGGTAAAGGAATTGGAAATATTTTGCCGCGGCTTCTGCTGATTTCCCTGTATCAAAAACAGCATTACCAATAAGACCAAAGCGTTTTGCAGTCCCGTCAAGAAATTGAAATCCACCTTTTGCCTGACCGTATTTGGTCATAGGGCCTATAGCGTTAGCATTACCACGACTTTCCTGCATATTGATTGCTGACAAAAGACCTTTCGGTAATTGGTATTGGCTCTCAATTCCAGCAAAATTATATTTGGCCGCATTGGACTGAACCTTGGCATTCACCTGTAATTGCTTGTTTAGCTTTTCGGTTTCTTTTGCTGCCTTTTCTTTGGCTTTGGCGTTCTCATCAGCTTCTTTGGTGTTAGTTTTCAACCCAGTAGCAGATTGTTTTGCGGCTTCTGCAATTGCAAGGTTGGCTTCTGTTAATTTGTCTGTTTTTGCGGTTGCTGAATCAAGGATACTGCCCACGCCATCCATAGCGGTCTGAATCGCACTGGCACCACTTGTAAATGTTCCTACCGCCAATGTTCCGGCATTTGCTAAGCCATTCCATGTAGCCTTTGCTTTGTTGACCACACCATCCGCATCCCAGACATTCATTGCGGTTTTTGCGACATTTTTTGCCTGATCAATAAATCCAGCGATAACTTTAATCATTACCTCAATAGATGCTGCTACCCCAATAATGACAATGCCGACACCTTTTGCAATCACACCAACGGACTGAATAATCCCGCCAAACTGACCACCTTTTGTTGCACCATCAATAAAATGACTCACAAGGCTGTTTAAGGCTGGCATCATCTGAGCGGCTAGTTGGCTTTTTAGGCCATCAAAGCGCATCCGCACCGATTCAGTCTGTGCAGCCAGTAGTTTTGATTGCTCTAGCGCTTCTTTTGATTTAATCACGCCAGCTTCTTTTAGCGCGTCACCGTACTTATCCAAAAGGTCGCCATTCTCAGCAAACAATGGGGCTAGGTTGCCGAGATCGGACGCTAAGCTTTCAAATACAAACCGACGTTCTTGTGATGTAACACCAAGCTCGTCCATTTTATCATTCAGCATCTGAATGGCTTGCACACCATCCTTGCCTTGTAGCGTTTTACCAAATGCCTTGATCTGGTCATCAGTCATTTTGGTATTGTTTTTTAATGCATCAAAGAAATCAGCAGCACCGCCGCCCTTGGTCGCACTAAATTCACCTAACTTTTCCTGCACATCAGCAAGAATACTGCCGAGCTGATCTTGAGTTACACCTAAACCAGATGCTGCATATTGCAGAATCTGGAAGTTTTCAGCACTAGTATTGGCACGATTAGATAAAACCAATAATTGCGCGTCAGCCTTGGCTGTTTCAATTGCGAGTTTAGATAGCGCACCAAAAGCAACAACCGCACCACCAATTGCCATTCCCGCTAAAGCAGCACCAGCCACCATTGCCCCGCCTTTTAGAGAGCTAATTTTAGCGTTAAACGAATCAACAATTGAACCGATCTGAGTGCCACCAAGCGCATCAGCAACCTGATCCCTAAACCCGCTAAAAGCCCTACCCATATTCTCGGTAGTTTGTCTAGTTCTTCGATCAGCCTGATTCATTCCTTGCTCAAAAGAACCAAGCCTTACCAATAAATCTAAGGTCAACCGACCAAGGGATGCTGCTGCCATAACTTTTCCTCAGGCAATAAAAAACCCCACATTAGCGGGGTTTATTGATGGGTTGTCTTAAGGTTTTTCGGTTACATACCTATTAATGCAAGTTTTATAAATTTCTCTTGCATAACCTTCTTGAAAGTAGTCTCTCATTTCAATATTTTGAACAAATGGAATATGGTCATATACACCATCCACCTGTTTTTTCATAATCAATTTAATTTCTGGATCGCTTTCCGCTGCAATATCGATTTTTTTGTATTGGTCTTCGCGTGATACACCATCAAAATACTCAAAAACTAAATCGCTAGCCCTTTTCTCCCAAGCTTTGCATTTCTCATCAATAGACATTGCGGATACTTGAGTTTCTACAAGCAAAGCAGTTGGCGCAAAGAGGACAACTATAATTAATAGTTTTTTCATTTCTAAGCTCCAATTAAGCCAGATCGCTAACATTATTAATTGCGAGCTTTACACCATAACTACCTGTGCTTTCTTCATCTTTCCAGCCGCCATCTATGACCGCTGGAACAGTTTTGTTTACCACCTTTCCAGCTAGTTTGGCCGCCTCGCCTCTGCTCAAGTAACCCACAAGCAAACCATTAATTTCAACCTTAACAGCATTCTTATCATACTGATTAAATGGCTCTGAGCTAACTTTGGCATAGCACTCAAAAAACTTCGACTCTTCTTCTTTAGACCCAGCTATCTTTTTTAAGTTATTTTGATATGACTGCTCGCCCACAATGTTGTAACTGTATGAGGCATTGCTTAAGGTTGGATTTATGTTTGTTTCGCTTACTTCCTTTTTAGCCCTCAAAACATACCAAATAACCACACCAACAATTACCGCTATTACTATTTCCACACCCAACCCCAAATATTTGTTATTCAGGACAAGATACTAATTATTAGGATAAAAAGAAAGGCTGACCGTAATCAGCCTTACTCGCCTCCGTATGCCTGCATCATGTATTCCTCAAGCGACAATTCCTGTGGCTGATCTTCATGCGGCATAAATGACCGTGCTTTTACATCCTTGGCGCCTTTTGAACCAAGATAGGTCGCTATCAAATTACCAAAGCCTTGTTCTATACGCCTTCCAGTAAAAAAAGAGCCGCGCTTATTTCTAAACGCAACCCATTGCGAAACCTCAGCATTAGTCATATTGGATTTAGCTTCAGCGATTGTGCAACCACCAATCCCATTAAGAACCAATTCACACCAGAATTCATCATTTGGCGTTAATCGGACTTTCCCTCATCATCTTGCGGGGCTTTTTCGATACCTAGAATTGTATTGAACACAGCAGCAGCAAGAGCTTGAGTGAAGTTGGCAGCAACCTGTTTTTTGGTTAAGTAGGTTTTCCCATCATCATCCACCAAGGCGGCAGCAATCCAATCAGCAACAACATCTTCACCCTTATTTAAGCGAGTAAATAGTGGCTCAGTCACAGCATAAGGTAGCTGCTTAATCACAATATCGACTGTTTCAGTTTTCCCATTATGCTTAAATTCAATAGTCTTTGGATGGGTTGAATTTACCAAAGAGCCTTGGATGATTTCATTTAGATTTAATTTAGCCATTATGGAGTCACCACTCGTGGAGTTGTTACAACTGCTGAAGTACGAACAAGTGTGAACGTATAGCCAACCAGCGCATCTTGTTCAATTGTTGGTGCGGCTGGGTTGATATATCCTTCAAACGACCACCAAATACGATCTTCTGGCAAGTCAATACCTGCAACAGCCTCATAAGTAGGTGCGGAAGTTGAGTGACTTGAACCAACATACCACTGTACTTTTTCCCCTGAATCAGCAAGCTCAATTAGTTTTAAATGGCTTGTGTTTGTATCGTCAAGATCAATTTGAATAGAGCCTTCGCCCGGATCACGAAGACCACGTTCATAGTCTTTTGTATCTGAGTCCAAGCAGGTTGAGTCAATCTTGGAGAATGAGTCCTCTCCGAATGAAAATGCTTTCGGGCAAGTGAAACGAACCACTGCACCATCGACTACAGCAAAAATCTGTGTGCCGTTTGATTTAATACGCGCCATGAGTAGCTACTCCTCAATTTTAGGCATAAAAAAAGCACCCGTTTGGGTGCTATGTGGAAAAATAAATTTGTTTAGCGATCTAAAAACCAATTCGCATCAAAGCCGCGCCCAAAAATATTGGTATCGGCAATGCGCTCAAAATGGTTTGGGTGAATATTGGTAACGTAGCAGTGTGGCTCTAAAGCTTCTCGTATTGCAGCTCGAATATCCGATGCTCTTTTCTGCTGGGTGTCGTAAACCACTATTTGGAATGACACATGGTCGATATTAGCTGGGCAATCCAAGTGGTTTTCAGGGTTGGCAGTGACTACTGACCAAATTGCATAGGGATATGGCGTTTTATGTGGCGCAATATCTTCAAATACTCTTAAAGGGTTGGTGCCGAGCAATGCTGTGACCGCTGAAGCCAATTTCAGTGTTGGAACTACAGGCAAAATGTTCATAATCTATCGAGTTCCTTGTCGATTTCTTTATTGAAGTTTTCAGCAAAGCTATTGGTTACGGCTTGGATGTTGTTTTGCAGTGCTGGGCGCATGAATGGAGTTGGCGGAAAGTGTGAAGCCCCAAACTCTATCCAACGCCAATATCGGGTGTCACCGCCACTTGTGTTAGGTGGATTTGGATTAGAAAATGACGCACCACCACGCACACCGACACGCATTTTTATTTCGTTTGGGTTTCGTGTTTTCCCTGCGGCAATCGCAATGTTTTTCCAAATCTTTTCGGCTGTTTCTGGATCATCCAGAGCTTTAGCATTAGCCCTTGCTGCATCACGAACAATCGCCATAGCTTTACGAGCAGAACGCCTTGCAGCATTCTTTATTAGGCGTGGATTTGCCAGTCTTTCAAGCTTTTCATGGACTTCATCCAAGCCTTCAATATTGAATTCTACTGACATGGCTTACTCCACTAGCGACAACTCCAGCGTCATATAAATTCGACCGTTTTCATTGTCGGGTTTAGGTGGTGAAATGATCTGGAATGTTTGACCGTCAAATAAAACACGCATACTAGAGTCAATATCATCACGTTTGCGCAGTTTTAATCGAGCTGTGGTTTCTGATCCTGCGGCTTTGGCATTTAAGCTATCTTTCACAGAAAGGAATTCTAATTTCGACCAAAGTTTTTTGTATTCGGTCCAAGCTTCGGTTTCATAGTTGTATTCATCATAGGTTGCGGTTTTATGCTGAATCGTTACACGGTGGCATAGTTCGCCTGCACGTTGGGTCATATATCACCTCAAATCGCTGTAGGCTTACGATATGGATAAAGCAGGCTTTGTACAGGCATCGGCAGAAAGTTACCGTTTACTGGCGCTTCCTGCTCAGCATTGCGGTACTGGTCCCAATACCCACACAGTAATAAGATTGCTTGGTGAATTGCTTTGGGATAATCAGATTCAAACTCATCAGTGATGTAATTCAACACCGCTGAGTCCGCTGCATCCAAATAGCCTTGTAGCATTGTGTCATTTGAATCATCGTCATAGCGCAAATGCTCTTTCAGGGTTTCAAGACTTACAATACTCATTCTTCACCCCATTTCTTTTGCGCCAATTTAAAGTTTTCATGGCTAAACTCGCCTGAATGATCCTTTTCGCAGTGCCATAATGAGCCTTTATGCGTCACAAAACAGCCTTTTTCATACTGATTTTCAGCCTTAAAAACACCTTGATACTGGCCTTTTTGGTCTGAATTATCGGTATTTTGAGGTGTATTTGATGCAGACTTCCCGAATGGATCATCCTGCGCATCACGCTTGGCAAGTGCTGCAAGTGAGAAGTTTTGCTGTTGAATCATTGGTGAGTCGCCACCTTCAACTGGTAAATATCCAAGTCTTGCACGCCCTTCGTTTGGTGCAATTAAACCTGCGCCAACACCATCTTTTAAATGGGCCATCAATGATGTTGAATCCATGCGGATTAGCACATCTAAATCTAAAAACGCTTCAACACCACTTGCTTTAAGCTGCAAGCCGTCGTCCAGTAAGTTTTCGCGCGATTCAATATAGCTCTGCAAACAATCCGAGTAATAAATCTCGTTATGTTCTGATACTTTTCCGTTCGGTACCTGAGCCAATCCAATCTTGAAAGGTGGCACGTGAAAAACTGAACAGATGATTTTGGCCGTCATTTCCAATTGCTCGATTAGCTGAGCGTCAATTGCTGAAATTGCGATTGTTTGAAAAGACATCCCGTCGCCGAGTACCGCTGTTTTACCCACGTTTGCACCCGAGTAATTTGCATTCCATCGGCTTTGCAGTTCTTCCGCTTTCTCTCTAGGAATCGCCCCTGGTGCAGTCAGCACACCCGCAGGTCGGCTGTTGTTTCTAAAAAGGCTGCGAGAGTGTTTTTGAATCTCAATACCTTGCCCTGCCGCCAGTGCGCATGCCGTAATCGGGGAAAGTCCAACCAAAGGATGGTAAAAACAATTGATACGGTCGTGAATAATTTCAGATGCAGGCACGATTACTGGGTCAGTTTGATTTAACCGATCTTGCCCGAGTTGATAAAACACATTTCCATTATCATCAATCAGTGGCTTGCATAGATCAGGATTAAGCACAACCAACTCAGTGACTTCACCAAAAATATCACGACGCTTTAACACATAAGTATTGCCGCGCAAGAGCAATGAAGTTGTCCAGTGTTCGCTGAATTGCTGCCAAATTTGAAAGCGGTTTGGTTTATTGAGCACCCGAAATTTGCTCGGTATTTCTGTGCGAACCAAAACGCCTTTTTGCTGCTTTTTTAATTGGATTGGCATTTTGCCAATATCTTGAGAGATAAGGGAAACACAAGTAAATACTGCATGGTGTGCAGTCATGTCTTCACGTGTTAATTCATCATTCTTTTGCCAAGCACCTGAATATGGCTCTTGCACAAACAAAGATGTCCACCCTTGGTTTGAATGGACACTTTGCAGTGATTTTTTACGGAAAAGTCTGTCAAAAATGCCCATTTAAACCGCCTTATTCTTGCTCAGTAGTGTCTGTTTTGGTCTTGCGAGTTGTCTTTTTAGGTTCTTCGTAAGCTTCCGCTACACCCGTTTTAATCAAAATGTTTGCTTCAAATTCGGTAACTTCAAGCACATCACCAACATTGGCATTGTGCATAACCTTTAAATATTTAACTTTCATAGACTGTTCCTATAGCTAAACAATTGTGATGCTTAGATATAAAAACAGCCCCATTAAGGAGCTGTTTTCGGTCGATTAACCACCTTATGCGTAATCAAGATATGCTGCAGCAATCGGACGACGTTTTGCCCAAGTGATGAATTTCTCAACACGTACAGCAAATTTGTTTTCTTGCCATAAATGGTGAGTCGTACCACCATCCACCAAGGTTGCTTGGTCAGAGTAAGACACATCCACACCACCATCTTGAGCAAGTAGAATTTCAGAAGTCTTAACAAGAATAATCTTGTCGCCTACCGCCTGCGATGTGATGACTGGAATACCCATTAATGTACGAGTGCCGCGAAGCGCCATGCCTGCGAAATAGCTATTGCCAAGCGCATCACGTAGCAAGCTAATTTGTGCAGCACGTGTTTCAGACATTAGGAAGTACGAACCATCAAGCGATAAATTTGCTGCAACAAACGTGTTGATCAAAGCAAGAAGGTCGGCTTCGTACGCTGCTGCAGTTGTACCTGTGTTCGGGGTTGCTACAACACCATTTAAAACACCTGCTGGACGAGTCGCAGAGGCTGCTGCTGCATCAAGGAATGTGCTGTCAACGAGAATTGCGCTTGCAGCAATTAGGTCATCACGAACCAACACGCTTACAGACGGGTCCGAACGTCGCATTAATTCATGCGTATAAACAGTAATCGCTGCAAGCTTGTGTTCTTTAATTTCCACTTCGCCATAGGTCGGGTTGGTTAATGGCTTAGCCGCACCTTCACCCACCCAAGCAGCAGTGCCACCTGTTAATTGGCTTGGGATTTTTGAGTTAAACGGTACTGCACGGAACCCATTCAATTGTTCAAATACGGTTGCCTGACGTAACAACTCTACAAACTCACCTACAAGATGGTTTTCATGCACCAATGTTGCAGCAAAACCGCTGTTTGTGGTTGTTCCGAGTGTCGCTTTGGTGATTAAGTCCTGAACCTCTTCACTGAACCCCATCTGTTTTGCAACTTCTAAAGGAGATTCAAAACGCCCCTCTTTAGCATTTAACTGAGAAATCAGCTTTGCTTGTGCGTATTGCGCGAAGCCAATACCTTTAGGCAGATTAGATTTCACGATAATCTTTGGATCAGCTTTTGGGTCAGGATCACCTTCAGCGGATTTCTTGGCTTGTTTAGGATTCTCACCAGCAACAGGTGTTGCGCTTTTCGCAGCTTCAGCGGCAGCAGCAATTTGCTTTTTAACGCGCTCAATGTTCTTTTCAATTGCAGCAACTTCCAATTCAACCGCTTGAATTGCCTTTTCTGTTTCTTCATCAGGCGTTTGACCAGCATCCAAAGATTTAGTCATGAGACCTTGCAGCTCAATGTTTTTTGCAGCAAGTGCATCAAGTAATTGCTTTAAATACTTGTTCATAGTTTTACTCCACCCTTTGTTGGGCTATTAAGTTTTACGACAACGTGTTTTTGTTCAGATGAAGCGCCATCTGGAACGTCTTGAGGTTTTTTGCCCAACGCGGCTTTGTGTTCCTCAAATGCTTTTGAAAATTCTGTAGAGCTTTCGCGGTTACAAGGGATTGTAACTAGGCTGAGTTCATACCATTCCCATTGGTTGAACTGGATGCCACCACCCTTGATCATTTCCGCCTCATCCCAATTTGGGATAAAGCCAACCGATAAACCTTTAACCAAGTCGTATTTCAGCGATTGATATGCCTCATCCACACGGTCTTTCAAGACACCCGGTTCTTCGATTTCAGGGATATGGATTTCGACTTCAATGCCATTTGCTGTGACTTTTGCGCTTGTCACCTGACCAATTGCTTTTGTTGGGTCATGGTGAAACAACAAAGGCATAGGTACTTCAAAATTTGCACCTTTAGGCACCATCACATCTTTCGCGCGATCTTGATTTGGTGTGCTTGCGATACCGGTAAAGGTTCGCTTTTCTTCATCAAGGCTCTTAATTTGGACTGAGCCAAACGTTTTATGTAGAGCAGACATAAGGCTCTCCCAATAAAAAAAGCCCGCTTAATGCGAGCTTTGGAAAGTGAATAAATTAAATAAAGAAGACGTTGTATTCTTTTTCGGCCTGTTCAGGATTCATCGACATCAAGGCCACCGCGTTAAACGTAGCAATCAATGGGTCAATCTTCCCGACGCCCGATTCCTGTTTGCTGATCATCATGCCGTTACCCTTGATGACTGCACGTGCATTGCCGACACACCAAGTCATTAAGCCTTGGCCAGCATGGTAAAGATTGCCTTCAGCTAATTTTCGTTCTGTAGTGAGGATGTAGCCCATCAACTTAAAGCCCTGAGCTACTGCAATGAGCTTATCTTCAGGAATACCAGCATCGAGCAAGCCATCCAAAAGCCCGCCTAGACCAAGCGGATCAAGTCCAATCTTGTCGAGCTTGCCCGAGTCATAGACCTTTTTTGCAATTGCTGCTAGTTGGTCAATGTCATCACCAACACGCTCAACAATGGTTAAGCTGCCTTCTTTTTCATAATCAGCATACTTTGGCGCGTTCTCTTTGCGTCTTTCGACTGCGGTTTTATTACACCAAGCATGGTTCCATAGCCACCAAATTCGAGAATTTCCCTTCAGCCTGCCAAGAGCACTAAACCCCAAAAGATCATCAAGTCCCCCACCATCCAAACCAAGTGTAATTAACTCTGATTTCTCAATTAGTCGATCAAGTGTGATTGTATCTCTGGCTTGTTGTAGCCAATATTCAGCACCAGCCCAGCGGTTGGCACGTAGGTTTAGGCCAATTGGTACGTTTAAATGTTTTGCAAGAAAGTCACGCAGCGATTCTTCGCCAGCATCCTTGACCTTCTCAAACTCGTTAATCAGGTAATCAAGATCAACCGATGCACCCAAGTTTGGATTGGTGACATAGAAGTTTTCAGGTTTTAAATGCTCACCTGCCTCAAGCATCCACTCAGGAAACTCGTAAATCAGCGGCAAGAACTGAGGATTGACCTTTACACCGTCCCGAATATCACGCGCATAGTCCAGCAGCTGCTTAAATACACCGCATGGTGTTTCATCTGACATGGTAGACAGGTAGATAACACAACCTTCTGGTCGTGATGCCAGACCACCTTTTGCTTCACGAAACATCGATTCAGCATTTGATCTCTTACCAAAGAGCCAAACCTCATCGATCAGAATGATTGAAGCCTTTTTACCAGCAGCAGCATTGCTTTCAGCAGCAATCACTTTTAAGGTTGCATTGGTGCCCAAGTGGGTGACTGTTTTGGTGTGCTCAGAGACATTAAACATTTCCTGAAGCTCAGGATCAGCTCGAATGAAGTCTCGAATTGGATTAAAGCTATTGTCCGCGACCTCTTTTGTGGGCGCCAACAGAATAAGCTCAGCCGACATACGATCATTTAAGATCAAGGCCACCATCATGATGCCGGCTGCAATCGTGGACTTGGTATTTTTCTTAGAGATCAGCAAGAAGAATTCGCGAATTAAACGCTTCTTCTGTTCTGGGTCATAGGCACCAAAGATTGCCCGGACAAATTCAATCACCCAATCAAGTGTGACCTCACCCATTTTTGGGCTACCCATCACATCAACCAAGATTAATTCTTTAAAAATCCGCTCTGCTACATCGGCCACTTCTGGGAAAAGCGGTTCACATGGCATGAGTGACTTTTTAGCGACAATACGTTCCTCCCAATTGGGACACGCTGTGGACCAATCAGGTGTTTTCGTATTCATAAAATCAACTTCTCAACTGTGAACCCAATGTTCCAAACTTTCCGCCTTGAGTGGCTTTTTTGGCTTCATCGGCTTTGGTTTCTTTCTTGCCTTTCTCAGCGACTTTGCCATGGAAATATGGAAGGGCTGCTTTTGCTGCATCCATTCTCATCTTCATATCTTCAACCGGATCAGTCCAAATCTCTTCTAAAAATTTGAGCGGGTCAGCACGATTGCCAGCAGTTTCAATGTCTTTTTTGGTGATAATTGGTCGTGGTTCTGGTTTGGAATCAGCTTTAACTTCGGTGTTAATCTTGAGCCTTTCAATGTGTGCAATCACATCGGGATCTTTAGCTAATCTCGATCCGGCTTGTGACGCTGATTCAGGACTGTAACCCGCGAATATAGCGGCTTGCTTGTTATCTGCACCATCATGTTTAGATTGGGCAAACGCCTTCTTTTTTGCTGTTAAAGCCATGTACCCCCCTTTAACATATTTATGAAATGGGAAATTTTTTTATAAGTGAGTTGGCTGGTGGTCAGGATTTTTCAATCGTTTTTTAAGATTCTTTTACCCCCCACCATCGGGAAATCAAATCTCCCACTTACCAACCGATTGAATCTGTTTCTGTTTAACTGACATGGTTCTTCTTTCATCATTCACGATCCTTTCAATGCATTCTTCTTTGGATGTCTCCATGATATGCACTGAGGATGGTTGAAGCTTAGAGACCCACCATCGTCGCTGTGCTGGAGTTGAGCCTGTAAGAATGAGATAGCCACTCTGATTATGCTTAGACATCTGTAGCAGCAAGCTGTTGCGCCTCCTAACAGCCAGTGCAAAGTCTTGCTTATTGCCTTTGTATATTGGCTTACCACCAATGTCAGCAATCATCTCATCCAAGTCGAGTACCACATCATTAGGCTTGGCATGTTCCTTTACCCATGTAGACTTACCCGAACCTGCACAGCCAAACACGATTGTTAATCGAGGTATTGGCTCTAACCAGTCAGGCATGAACACGTATGCTGTACTGTTCTTCGACCCTGCTTCTTCACGCTGCTTGATAGATGAGTGACAGGACATGCATAGGCTTTGGTGGTTGTCTGTATTCCAGAATAGATCCTGATCACCACGATGCGGTTCAATATGATCGACCACCTTGGCCTCAGTCACTCTATCCTGCTCTAAGCAGTACACGCACAATGGATTGCTTTGTAAGAACTTTAAGCGATACTTCTGCCACTTGTACCCATATCCACGCTCTGCTGTAGTCTTGCTATCACGCCATGAATCACTGACCTGTTTGATTGGTCTCGGCGCCTTCGGTGTCATCGCTTGTAGTTTGCTTTGCAGTCTGGGTAGTTTCATTCACTTCCACTCGCATCAGTCCAATAGCCTTAAGCTGCTCATCACTCATCTGCTCAAGTGCCCCACCTGGACAAAGCACCACTGCCTTAGACTTGCAGAACTCTGGCCATGACTTCTTGACAGCCTCTGCAATCTCAGGAGTAATTGGTCTTTCTGTTCTTAGCACATTGATTACTGCATCTGGTGATAAAGGCTCTACTGTAAAATTAATAACGATTGGTCGCTTTAACCACTTCTTAATTAGCTCAAACATACCTACCCATCCAAATAAGGCGACTTAGGTTGCTCATCATCATCACCGCCTTCCAACTGAATCAGTAGCTCATTGATCTGAGCATTCTGTTCATTGTTGATCTGGATGAGTTGGTTGTTTTGCTGAATCAGCTGGTTGTTCTGTTCTATTAGCTTTGGAAGTAAGTTGTTCAATACACAACCGCATTCTTTCTTTTGATCGCTCATATTGTTCTTTCATCCACTCACGTCTTGCCTCACATCCTTTGCATGTCATCGATTTACATCCAGTAGCCATTGAATGTTTTGAATCCTTTTATCTAGCAATCGAACATGTGCATAGGCCATATTCTTTAAAGCAAACGGCGCTGTGTTACTTGCCAATACTAGACACCATCGCTCACGTTCAATTACATAATCTTTTAGATTCTGTTGTAGTTCGTGCTTGTTCTGTCCCATAAACCACCGCCAATAGGAAAAGAAAAACCCTACTCAATTTAGTTGAGTAGGGTTATATGTCGTAATACGCTCGACTTTGGGGAAACTAATCAATTTCTTTCATACAATCCCGACACACATTGATTTCTTCATCATCAACCGAGTAGTCGATCTCAGTCGCACCGTGTAAGCCGAATAAGCACATTAAGAATCGCAACATTTGATTCTCTCGAAATTAAAAAAGCCCACATTTCTGTGAGCCTTTACGGTAATCGGTGGCTAGTGCGGAACTTCGACCACTTAACACAAATATGCCATTATGCTGTCGACAAGTCAATTATTCAGTTAAAAAGCTGCGAAGTTTAAATCTTGTTGCTAAACGAAGTATGCCTGCCATCTTGTCGCGCTTCACTGTATACATCGTTATGTCCCATTTTTCTGCAATATATTCTTCAGGCAATCCTGCCACGTAATACATAGTTGCTACTCTAAACCACTGCAGCACTTTCTTGTTTTCTGTCTGGTGAGCGTGCGCCAATAGATCTTCAATTGCCATTGCTTCATAGACACTGATATTGCAACGAGGCAATGAGCGTCTACGTCTATCTACTTTAACACCAGATGCACTTTCACAAATGTATGCCAATGAGCTTTTTGCACCCAAAGACACATTGTTGCTGTCTAGCAAAAGCCAAGATCCATATTGTTCTAACCATTGCTCGATCGTCCTGCTTTGCCAATCAATAGCCACGCTGAAATGTGGCCGTGCTTTTAAATTTCCCATCGCTTTTTGCCCTGCTAATTTTGTATATTTTTTAATCAAGTGGCGTAAGTGGCTTTATTTAGTCATTTTTCAGGAAATAGCTAATATATATATAGGATACTTCCTGAAAAACGCCACTTTTACGCCACTTACGCCACTCTTACCCTTTCTTTGTAAACACAAACACGTAAAAAACTGCATATATGCAAAAAATTACATGCTCACCGCTTAAACTTATTTATGCTCGTCCGTAAAATCTGCGGAAACATCGCCACCAACAACACGTAAACCGCTAATCATTCTTTTTCCGCCCGTTCCTTTAATCGACTTAAAGCGACTTGCAAGACGCCTACCAAGCGCTCGGGCAGTCGGTATATAGCGTAATTCTTTACGTGCTTCGGCATATTGTTGCCAACTTACCCATAGGTTTTGCGACGTTTCACGAAAGTCCCCAATCTCGCAACATTCACGAATCCAGTCAGACAAAAGGTCCATATCCTCTTTATATTCATCCCGGGCTTCTTTAGTTTGCTGCGGCTCGTTTAATCCATCTTGCTGATACTCAAGTGCGCCACGAACCAACCACGTCAGCACGCCTTGCAACTCGCCTTTCAACTTCTCCGTACGGCTCGTATCCTTTTTCACGTTCGAGTCTTTGTCATAGTTCCTGGTGAAAGGTACCATCATCAAACGACGCCAAATACCATGGTCACCGCCTTTAATAATCGGCTTATGGTTAGTAGGCATGACCACAGTCCAAGTCGGGGTAAATTCGACCGAAACTTTAGAATAAAGACCACGTGCAATGATCGATTCGCCACCAGTCATAGATTTAACCAATCCTTCTTTCAGCTCCTTGTTTTCGTCAGGTTCTCCCACATAGACGAAACGAGCGCCGCGTAAACGAAGTAAATCTTCACGTGCACCGCCGGCGCTGGACTTGCCATCGCCTAGAAATGTTTCAGCAGGCGTCATTTTGGCGTAGTCACCAAGTGCCTTAAAAATTGTGGTTAGCACAGTCGATTTACCGTTTGAACCGTCACCGAAAGGAATCACAATTAAGTTTTCCTTTGGATTGCCTAAAATGGCGTAGCCCATTAAACGACGAAAGAAATCAGCCATTGCTTGGTCACCAAAAAAGGCATCAAGCACTGTCTTTTCAAACAAAGGACATTTCGCTTTTGGATGATATTCAACGTGCGTGCTATTCGTAATCAGTAAATCCTGCGACGGCGGCACTAAATCCCCAGTGCGTAAATCAACAGCACCGTTGGCACAACCGAGCAAATACAAGTCACTGTCCAACTCTTTAATTGGTACAAGTACCCGCGGATCCGACTGTGCCAATCGCACCATATTAGTGACCATATATGCCTTTTGGCTTGCAGCACAGAATTGATAGAACTCAGCGCGTTGAGCATCGTCATCAATCTTTTTGGCTTCATCCCCTAATGCCAATACAGTCTGCTTTGCGTACTGCTCGATTACCATGTTCACACATGGCTCCCAGTAGACGGCGTTCCAGCGGTACCAAGACGAAGTTTCGGCAACAAACATAATTTCATTACCGAACATATCCAACATGCGCGAAGCATTGCCGAATTCGGTCATTGGCAATTTTTTAGAATCATCGAAAGCAACTTGTACTTTTTTACCGCCCATAGCGATATTGATTTCGCGCATGGTTAGGCCGATGTCTGAGATTTGCTTAAAGCGTTTACGAATCAGGCCCGATAATTCAGCACGCAATGCCAAGTCAGTACCTGCGATCTGCCCTGCTTCTTTGGCTACTTTTTGCAGCAACTCCTGCGTGTCTTCACATGAAGCAATCTGCTTTTTAACGCTGGCTAAAGCCTGACGTTTTTCAGCTCTGACTTTTTCTTGTTTAGATTCACGACCTGTTTTAAGTAGCCAGTGGGTGGTAATGATGCTAGACCCTGTTTGACTGAACGTAGACCATCGGTATGCGTGATCTTCAAACGAAGAATAGTTACTCGCGCTTGAGGACCAAGCATCCCAAAGTTGCAAAGCATCGTCGCTAGCAGCAAATTCGTGATGTAAAGACATGCCGACACGAAGCCAGGTTTCAAAATCTTCATTGTCAATGTACTCAAGGTATTTTTTAGCATCCGCAATGTTCCAACCTACAGGCATGGTGGTAGTCATCAACGGGTCGTCTTCATCATCAAGTTCGCTTGATGTTAAAGCACCGACTTTCGATGTGCTGTTCTTAACACGAACAAGACCATGTTTCTGTGCCATCGTTTCGAACATTTCTACAGCTTCAGCAATTTGCTCTTTGCTCACTACTGGCAATGTTTCTGCTGAAAACTCAGTTAAACCGCCGAAAAAGTCTACCCATTCGTACGGTTTGCCTGTATCTGGATGTACATGGTACGCAACGAATTGTTGCCCGCGACCCAACACTTCTAAACGCTGTTTGACCATTTCTTTGAATGGCTTGTTCACTTCGACAGGATCCGCGAACCACGCTGAAGTCGATTTACTCCAGTTAGCTTCCTCTGCACGATAAACCATCAGCATTTTTGGGGCTTTCCCGACACGTTCACAACTAACGCCTAGATTGTCACGACACCATTCTGCATAGTCATGGGCAAAGTGTTCATCCAGTACGTCAATATCTACGGCACAAATTGGAAATTGTCCTTGCCCAGTCAACACACCGATGCCGCAATTCGGATAATTAAGAAGGTCAGTTGCCGTGATACGCGCATCCTGCCAATCTTTTAAAGCAGGGCGTTTTTCACCTGGCTTAATCGGCACGATTAAATAGTTATACGCAAGAAGCTTTTTGCCCTGCTCTCTAAAATTAGTCATAACACCACCTTCTTCTCGCCAAACGGCACAGCCTTTTTCGTAGGGCATTTAGAACAAAGGAAAGTACGATGCCCATCACCAGCCGCAGTAGCTTCTTGCCAATTGTGATCGCAAATTTCAGGAAGCTTTTTGTCTGACTCCATTGCTAATAAAAACATCAAGCAGCAAATTGCATGTGCCAAATGCGATTCCCCTGTTTCCACATCGTTTTTTTCACCATGCCAGTAGGCATCAATATGGCGATGCGCCGCATCGAAATAGCGAGTACGGGCATTTTCTACATTGCGCCAATTGTTTTCGGAGTATTTCTTCGCACCAAATTCAAGAACACGAATCACTGGCTGCAATGTCCCTTGCGGAATGAGTGAAAAGCGCGGCTTATCACTATCGTATTTTTTGCCTTGTTCACTCATCGCTGCTTAACCCCATTTTTCTACCCTTAACATTGGCGGGATTGCATTCTTTTAGGATTTCATCGCGAGTGAACAGAAAACCACTAGCCTCTGCTAGTACCCCTGCGTAATCTGTTTCGCCCGTGTAGTCCGTTCGAGGCAAATGTTGTTGCTTAATCCAGCGGCCCACCACTGCGGCAGTAACGCCACAAGCTTCGCCTGTTTTAACTTGTCCCCCGATTTTTCGAACAACACTTGCCAGCACCGTTTCATCTTCAAACATAAAAGCCTCTTTATACGTTAAATATAAATCATGTTATACCAATGGTATGAATAAAGACAAGACTTCCAGATACAAAAAAGGGGTAAAAACATTTATACATTAGGTATAATTAAGAAAGTACAGAAGAAATATTTCCTGATACATTGAAAAGGGGAAAACAGCATGAGTGATCAGTCAAAAGACAAAATGGTTGCGGAAACTAACGTAAACAATGATTGTCAACAAGCTCATAAAAAAATTGTTTTTACTCCAAACAAAGAGGCTTTTTTACCGACTATTCTTACAGATGACGTTGAAGAAATAGATCCTAATACTCGAGAGAAAAGTACAAAAAGAAATATACACATCGGCTCTAACATACACCCCCTCGCTCAGCGAATCCAAGCAGCCATCGACTACAAAGCAGGAAAAGACAAAATCAAATTAAGCTGGAATGGTCTTGCACAGGCGCTAGGGATGTCTGCAGGTGCACCAACCAATTGGAAAAAAGGAAAGGTAGGTAAAGATACTCTAGAAAAGATCGCTGAATTTACAGAAGTAGATTTCGCCTGGCTTGTCACTGGCGATGGAGAAATGACAAAGCAAGTGAATGATGCCCGAACGGCTTTGGGTTATATAACAGGTGCGGGCCTCGGGGGTGTTATAGGCGCAGCTGCTTTAGGCATAACCTCAGGTGGTTTAGGTGTTATAGCAGGCGCACTTACTGCGTCAACATTTGACGTAATAGGTAGAAAACTATCGAATAACCGCTTGCAAGAAGCTTTAGAAAAACTGGAAAATGAACCCGACGTGGTTGATGAAATTAAACAAGACATTGAAGATGTCTTAGAAAAACAATTAATCCAAAACAATGTAAATGTTCAAAAAATACAGGAAAGTGGTATCAGACTCGTGCCATTAATTAGTTTTGTGCAAGCAGGAAGCTTTAAAGAAGCGGTTTTAAATGCCCAAGATGAATTTGTCGCAACTTACGCCAGTGATTTAGGACAATATTCTTTCGCCTTGGAAATTGTTGGAGACAGTATGTCTCCCGATTTTAGACCAGGAGACAAAATCATTGTCGATCCTGACGTGCAACCAATGCCTGGTGATTTTGTTATTGCTCAGAACAATGGGCACGAAGCAACATTCAAAAAATATAAACCTAGAGGCTTTGATGAAAACGGACGTGAATATTTTGAATTGGTAGCATTGAACGAAAATTATCCAAACTTGGATTCACGTTTTCAAGACATCAAGATTATTGCAACAGTGATCGATCACATCAGAAAACTCCGAAATTAAACATCTACATCGAAATAAGCCGCCTGAATAGGCGGTTTTTTATTGCTATAAAAAAATAAATTCATTTTCATATCAAAAGTTTAAAACAAATTCATATTAAAAGTATAATTTTCTATTGACGAATGTTTATACCTGCGGCTATATTTGCAACATAAAGTTCATACCAAAGGTATAAATAATATGACACACGACACATCAACCTGGCGCAACGAAATGTGCCAATCGCTTATCGCAGCAGGCAAAACAAGTGCGGAAGAGATTATTGCTGAAGTTTCAAAGCTCGAAACTTTCGTTTTCAGCAACACCATCAACCACCCTGCCGAAGCCAAAGCGCTACAAGTTTTAGAGCAAGTTCAAACTGCTGAAACACCAACTGAACCTGAACCAGTTGTTGAAACAGAAGTTGAAGCCGCTACTGCTGCATACACTCGTGACGACGTGAAAAGTGCACTTATGCAGGTTGCTAAAAAATCACGTGACGACTTAGCTGCAATCTTGGCGAAGTTCAACGTATCAAACATTTCATCGATCAAAGAATCTGATTTTGCTGCTGTTATTCAACTTGCGGAGAATGCTAATGCGTAATCAAAAATTAGATCAAATCTGTGCAAAGCGTTTGCAAGCCACAGATTTCGCAAAGCCAAAACACCAACCGATCATGACTCGCGGTGAAGTAATTGCAGTAACGATCATGCTGACTACACTTGCAATTGGCATCTGTTTCATGACTTACACCACGTATATCGGGGGTTAAGTACATGGCACATGCGAAATTCAGCCCATCTGCTGCCCACCGATGGATCCCATGCCCAGGCAGCATGATCCTAGAAAAAAACATTGCCAATACTTCATCTGTTCATGCGGATGAAGGTACGGCAGCACATTTTCTAGCATCTGAATGTTTAGAACGCGATCGCAATGCTGCTGACTTTTTGGATTGCTTCATTGCAGTAAAAAACGGCAATGCCGCTTGGGACAATGAAAACGCTGAAACACGCACAGGTTTTTGTGTCGACCTAGAAATGTCTGAAAACGTTCAAAAGTATCTCGATGCGGTTCGCTCACAAGCTGACGGCAACGATTTATTAGTTGAGCAACGTGTCAATTTTTCAGGCTTTATCGATGCTGAAAATGCGTTTGGTACAGGTGACGCAATCATCATCGGGCAATCCGAAATTCAAGTCCACGACTTGAAATATGGACGTGGCGTGAAAGTCGATGCAGAAAACAACGAGCAATTGAAGTTGTATGCGCTCGGTGCGCTAAGCGACTTCGGCATGTTTGGGGATTTCACGCACGCACGGCTTGTTATCCATCAACCGCGGTTGAACCACGTGTCTGAGTCAGTAGTCAGCATCGAAGATCTGTACGACTTCGCGCATCGTGCAAAAAACACAGTGCAAATGCTCAAAGCAATTGATGCAGGTACTGCGATTTTTGAAGCAAAGGACATGCTGAATCCAGGCGAAAAACAATGCCACTGGTGTAAGGCAAAAGCAACTTGCCCTGCTCTTATTGAGCACGTAATCGAAACGGTCGCAGGTGAATTCGACGATCTATCGACATGTGATCTTGAAGTTGAGATCAAGCAGGCAGTGGAAGACGTGCCACAACACGAAAACCAACTATTAGCAAAGCTATACGCAGCACTTCCGCTAATCGAATCGTGGTCTAAAGCGGTTGCCGAAGCTGTAAGTAGCAAATTGCACAGTGGCGAACAAGTCCCAGGCTACAAGCTTGTGCAAGGCCGTGCAGGAAATCGCACATGGGCAAATGCTGAAGATGCTGAACAAGTATTGAAAGGCATGCGCTTGAAAGTCGAAGAAATGTACGACTTGAAGCTGATCTCACCAACCAATGCTGAAAAGTTGCAAAAAGCAGGTGTGATTGGTCCGCGCCAATGGACGAAAGTCCAAGACCTTATTGTGCGTCCAGAAGGAAAACCAACTGTAGCACATGAATCAGATAAGCGCCCTGCGCTTGATATTAACCCCCTTAACGATTTTGACACTGTTTAATTAAAGGAAACAAACACATGAAAATCAAATTATCAAACGTAAGACTTGCATTCCCTGCTTTGTTTGAAGCAAAAACCGTGAACGGTGAAGGTGCACCAGCTTTCTCTGCGTCATTCTTGATGGCTCCAGACCATCCTGCTGTTAAAGAGTTGCAAGCAGCTTTTGAAAAGCTGGGGCAAGACAAGTGGGGCGCTAAGTGGCCAACTGTTAAAAAGACGATTGAAGCAAAGGATGCTTTCGCACTACACAACGGCGATTCAAAAGCTGAATACGAAGGCTATGAAGGCAACTTCTTTGTTTCAGCACGAAACAAGACACGCCCTATCGTTCTAGATCGTGACAAAACCCCACTGGTTGAATCAGACGGTAAACCTTACGCGGGCTGTTATGTAAACGCTTCGATTGAACTCTGGGCGCAAGACAACAATTACGGCAAGCGCATTAACGCTTCATTACGCGGTGTTCAATTCTTAAAAGATGGTGAAGCCTTTGCAGGCGGTGGCGTAGCGTCTGACGATGAATTTGACGACCTTGCTACGGATGAACTCGAAGACGATCCACTGCTGGCTTAATCCTAAACAACAGCACCCGCTTCGGCGGTTGCTTTGGGAAATAAATGTATAGCTGACCCTCTGCGTTTATTTCACCAAAGCAATTTTGCAAAGGACAAAAAACCATGTTGACAAATAATAACGCAGTGTACTACCCTAGCCATGCACTTGCAAAATCAAGTGTAGGGATTGGTCTCCCTGTTTCTGTAGGCGACACAAGTACGCTTAAGTTTGTCGAAAATTGCGTGCTTTTTTGTGTCAGCAATCTGCCTTTTTGCGTAAGTCCAAAATTGGACTCACGTAACTTTATGGTGGGTTGTGTGGGAGAGCTTCGGCTCGCCGCTCCTATAGACGGTAAGACCAATCCTGCACAACCCGCCACCCTTAGATTGGTCTCTTTGGATGGTGAGGAAAATCACACATCTATAGGAGACAATCAAATGTCTAATGCACAAGTTGCTTCTGCAATTTCTACAAACACATCTGCTGTATTTCTAAAAGATGGCAAAGCCATCACTACCTCTGAACACGTTGCTAAAATATTTAAAAAAGAACATAAACATGTTCTGCGTGATATTCAAGAATTAGACTGCTCTGAAAATTTCCGTAAGCTCAATTTTCAGCTCACGCACGAAACCCGTAAAATTGGGGTAGCAAATCGTCAAGTTCCAATTTATGAAATGACCCGTGACGGATTTACTTTCCTTTGCATGGGTTACACAGGCAAAGAAGCTGCAAAATTCAAAGAGCTTTACATCAATCGTTTTAACGAGATGGAAAAACGTCTACAAGAAAAAAACAATAAACCTGATTTCGAAGGGCGTTGGGTTGTAAATATAGAAGACGGTTTACCAAAAACATTTTCACCAATCCACCCACAAGCGCATATTGCTACCCCTGAAGAATTTGCACAACGCATTTCAAACGGTTTCGTATCTAGCACCGATGTATCCGTAATTTTACAGGCGTGCATTTCCCATTTAACTGGGCAGAAAATCAAAACAGGACGTCCTGCTGAAAACTCACCAAACCCTAAAGACAAAGTTGATCTTGCCAAAGCATTTTTAAATGTTGTTGGTCAACACGGTGATCGCGTACGGTTAGCAAAAGAATTAGGCATCCATACAAGCACGGCTCAAAAAGTTTTTAGCGGTCTATATCGAATTGCTAATCGAGAAGTGTACGGGGAATAAAAATGCAACTCGAATTATTTCTCGACCTCGAAACATACAGCGAAACGCCGATCAAAAACGGTACACATGCTTATGCAGAAAATGCGGAAGTGATGATTTTCGCATGGGCTTTAAACGATGGCGAAGTAAATGTTGAAGATTTAACAGCAGCACCAATGAGCAAAGAGCTAGTTGCCCTTTTGCACAACCCATCTGTAAAGCTAATTGCTCACAATTCAGGATTCGACCGTACTGTTTTACGCTATGCACGTCCATTTCTTGATCTGAAAATAGAACGTTGGGAAGACACCATGGTTCAAGCATTAAGCCATTCATTACCAGGTGCTTTGGGTTCACTTTGTGAAATCTTTGGTGTCGATGCAGATAAAGCAAAAGATAAAGCTGGTAAGCAATTGATTCAATTGTTCTGCAAACCACGTCCTAAAACAAGCAAAGATCGCCGAGCCACACGCGAAACGCATCCTGAAAAATGGGCTGAGTTTTTAGCTTATGCAAAAAACGATATTTTGGCGATGCGCGAACTGCGTAAAAAAATGCCGAAATGGAATTACCGCAAAGGCGAGTTGGCACTTTGGCACCTTGACCAAAAAATTAATGACCGAGGTGTGTGCATCGATCTCGACCTGGTGCAATCTGCGATTGAAGCTGTGGACAAAGCACAGGTTGAGCTTGCTAAACAAACAAGAGAAATGACCTATGGCGAAGTTGAAGCAGCAACACAACGCGATGCAATGCTTAAACATATCCTCAGCGCACATAATGTCAGCTTACCCGACATGCAAAAATCAACACTTGAGCGAAGACTCAATGATGATTCTCTACCAATTGCGGTACGAGAACTTATTGCAATCCGTTTGCAAGCCTCGACTACGAGTACAGCCAAATACAAAGCACTTAGTTTGGGTACTAACACCGATGGGCGTCTCCGTGGCACTTTGCAATTCAACGGCGCATCCCGCACAGGACGTTGGGCAGGTCGTTTATTTCAACCGCAAAACCTACCAAGACCCGCTTTAAAACAGTCGGTGATCGATGAAGGTATTGAAGTTTTAAAACTCGGCTGTGCGGATCTGTTTTACGAAAACGTCATGGAGCTTACTTCATCTGCCATCCGAGGATGCATCCAAGCGCCAAAAGGCAAAAAGCTTGTCATTACTGACTTATCGAATATTGAAGGTCGCGGTTTAGCTTGGCTTGCAGGTGAAGAATGGAAAAACCAAGCATTCCGTGATTTCGATGCGGGCAAGGGCCATGACCTTTATAAATTGTCATACGCAAAATCTTTTGGCGTATCGCCTGAAACGGTGGATAAAGAACAGCGTCAAGTCGGCAAAGTGCAAGAATTGGCTTTGGGATATGAAGGTGGTGTCGGTGCATTCCTGACTTTCGCATCTGCATATGGTTTAGACCTAGATGCAATGGCTGAGCTTGCTTTCAACAGTATTGATCGCAGCGTTATGAATGAAGCAATCCGTGCTTGGGAGTGGCATAAAAAAGAACGACGCAACACCTTTGGCTTAAAGAAAAACACTTGGCTAGTTTGCGATTCCTTCAAGCGCTCATGGCGCTATGCACATCCAAACATTTCTGCATGGTGGTCTGAATTAAAACTCACCGCAATCAAAGCTATTAATAGCCCAGGTGTAGCATTTCCGTGCCGCAAAGTTGTGATGTTAAAAAAAGGAAGCTGGCTTTTAATCAAACTGCCAAGCGGTCGTTTCCTCTGCTACCCAAGTGCACGTGCTGAAATTGACGGTCGTATTTCTTACATGGGTAACAACCAATACACCCGCAAATGGGAGCGCCTTTATACCTACGGCGGGAAATTAGCCGAGAACATCACACAAGCATTTTCGCGCGATGTACTAGCGCACAACATGCCAAAAATTGAGGCTGAAGGCTATGAAATTGTTTTGACTGTTCACGATGAAGTGATCACAGAGGCATCTGACCTACCCGAATTTAACCACGAAAACCTTTCAAAACTGCTTGCAGCAAACCCCGAATGGGCAAGCGATTTACCGTTAGCAGCAGGTTTTGAATCTTATCGCTACAAAAAAGATTGATTAGAGGAAACCAACATGGAAAACATCGAAATTGAAATCCCTATGCAGGTGCTAGACGCAGCAACATTTTGTGCTGCTAAAAATGATGTTCGTTTTTACTTAAACGGCGTGGCTATTAATAAAGGTCACGTTGTTTCAACCGACGGGCATCGTGCGTTTGCCTGCAAAATCGATGGATTGGATGAAAACATTTCAATCATCATCCCGACCGAAGCGATCAAGGCTTTCATTAAAAAAGTACCGTCCAAAAACCGCAAAGGACATTGTGTTATTTCGATTGACCCTAAAGCACGGCAAGGAAAAATTTCAAACATTCCCCTACAAGCACATGAACTGTTTATCCCTATTAATGAGAAATTCCCCGATTGGCAGCGTATTTTTCCAAAAGATGTGCCAAGTGAGTATCAAGGGTATTACCCAACATTCAACTGGGCACTCATGACTGACTTCCAAAAAATCCATAAAGCCTTGGGCGGTAACGGCCTTCAAGTCGGATTGCGTCCAAAGTCAGTAAGCGAAGCGGCTTTGGTCGATTTTGACGGCACGCTATTTGACCACCATGCCAAAGGCGTAATTGCGCCTTTACGTGCATAAGCATGCGCGAATCGCAAATTGAAAAAAGCCTAGTGCAGCAAGTCAAAGCACTAGGCGGTGAAGTTAGAAAAGTGAAATGGATTGGTCGAAACAGCGCTCCCGACCGATTCGTAATGATCAAAGGCAATTCGTTTTGGGCAGAGCTTAAAGCACCAGGTGAAAAACCTACCCCTGCCCAAGCGCGTGAGCATGAACGCATGCGACGAATGGGGCAACGAATTGAAGTGATCGAATCTATTGAACGAATACAGGAATTATTGAAATGAAAAATAAAATCAGCGACGTGCACAATATTTTAATGGCGCAGCTTGAAGCACTAAGCGACTTGACAGATACAGATGGCAACGAGCTTGCAGATGCCCAGGTAGAAAAACGTTTTAAGCAAGCAAAAATGGTCAATGAAACAGCTTCTCAAATTATTGCACTTAACCAATTGGCGGTAGATGCGCAAAAGCTATTGCCCCCTGAAAGCCGCAAAGTACCTACATTGATTGGTGAATAACAATGGGACGTCCGACGCAATATTCAGCTAAAGAATTGGCGTTTATTGAAGAGAACCACATGATGATTCGTACCGAATTGCACAAAGCTTTCGTTGCTAAATTTGATCGGGCCGACGTTTCAATCCACGCTTTGAACTCTTTGTGCAAACGCAACCGTTGGTTAAGTGGTCGCAGTGATAAAGGCGGATCTCACTATGACCAAGCTGTGATTCAGTTCCTAAGCGATAACCGTGATATGCCACGTAAAGAGTTAGTTATCGCTGTGAATGAAAAATTTGATCTGAACATGACTTATACAGCAGTCACAAATATGTGCGTGCGACGCGGATTCACTTCAAAACGCACTGGGCGCTTTGGTGAACATGAAGGGTGGCGTAAAGGGGTGGCTTTTGTTGAAAAGCCGATCGGATACGAAACCCGACCTGATAAGCGCGGGCGTGTATATGTAAAATTCGGCATGCCGAGTGAGTACCGACTTAAACACCATGTGATCTATGAAAACCATTTCGGTGCAATCCCCGATCAACACGTAATTAAGTTTAAGGACGGGAACGATACGAACTTCCATCCGAGTAATTTAGTTGCAGTACATCGTGGCGCGACGGGGATTTTAACAAGACGTTATCGCCATCACGAAGCACCTGCAGAATTAAAGCCGGTGCTTCTAACCATGGCACAAATTGACCACAAGATTTACCAGAAGGAAAAGCAAGATGCCTAAAGGAATTCGATTGGTTTACACCGACGAAATGGTCGAATTTCTACACGAACATAAAACAATGTTACGTAAAGAGATGACCGCCCTTTTCAATAAAAAGTTCGGTACAAACATTAGTCGCAGAACGCTAAATACAAAGTGCGAACGCGTTGGCGCACTGACTGGTCGTACAGGTCGTATTGAAAAAGGCAGTACACCTTGGAACCTTGGCAAATCAGGTTACATGGGTGCTAACACAACAAGCTTTAAGAAAGGCAACAGGCCGCACAACTGGCAACCTGTCGGGTATGAACGAATTACTAAAGACGGGTACGTTGCAGTCAAGATTGCGGATCCAAATGTATTCGAGCTAAAGCATCGTCACGTTTGGCAACAAGCACATGGCCCTGTGCCAAAGGGGTATGTAATCGTTTTCAAAAACAAGGATAAGCAGGACTGTCGGCTTGATAACTTAGAAATTATTACTCGGGGTGAGCTTGCTCGTTTGAATCAATCTTACAAACTTTTATCTACGCCCGAAACACATGAAAGCTGCATTGCAATGGCAAAGATCAAAAGCAAAATCCACCAATTTGAAAAAGGAAAAGCGTGATGACCGCTAAACCATTCGTTGCCCGCCCATACCAAAATGCGATTATCGAGCATATTCTCGATAATCCGCGCTGCGGTGTGTTTGCGGGAATGGGGATGGGAAAAACTTCCTCTACCCTAACCGCTTTAGAAATTTTAGAAGTGCTTGAACCTAGTCCTGCTTTGGTCGTTGCTCCTTTGCGAGTTGCAGCTAGCACATGGCCGGACGAAGCTCGCAAGTGGCAGCACCTGGAGAACTTTAAGATCGTTGCAGTAGTCGGAACGCCTAAAGAACGTGAAGCTGCGTTACGTCAGAAAGCCCACGTCTATACGATCAACTATGAAAATTTGCCATGGTTGGTGGATCATTTAGGCGCTAAATGGCCCTTTACCAAAGTTGTGGCCGATGAAAGCACAAAGCTGAAAGGTTTTCGAGTCAGCCAAGGTTCAAAACGCGCCAAAGCACTTGGTAAAGTTGCACATAAATATGTAGAACGATTCATCGAATTAACGGGGACACCTGCCCCAAACGGCTTAAAAGACTTGTGGGGACAAACTTGGTTTTTAGACCGTGGTCAAAGACTCGGCACAAGTTTTAATGCTTTTGTTCAGCGTTGGTTTCAACAAATTCAAGTTGGTGCAGATCGCAATGCGGTACAACTTGTACCGTTTAAACATTCGCAAAATGAGATTCACGAAAAGCTGAAAGATATTTGCATTTCGCTTGAAGCTAAAGACCATTTCGATATTGACGAACCGATTGTGAATGTCATTGAAGTTGAATTGACTGGCAAAGCGCGAAAAGTTTACGACGAAATGGAAAATGAAATGTTCATTGAGCTTTCGGACAGCATCGAAGTCGAAGCTTTTAACGCAGCGTCCAAAACTATGAAGTGTTTGCAGATTGCCAGTGGTGCACTTTATACCGATGAAAACGGATCGTGGGAAGCAATCCACGATTTAAAAATTAAGGCTTTGGAGTCGATTATCGAAGAAGCTGCAGGCATGCCTGTGCTTGTTTCATACCACTGGAAAAGCGACCTTGAACGTTTAATGAAAGCGTTTCCTCAAGGCAGACACCTAGATAAAAATCCAAAAACGATCAGTGATTGGAATAGCGGAAAAATCCCTGTTATGTTTGCCCATCCGCAAAGCGCAGGCCACGGACTGAATTTGCAAGATGGCGGTAATATCTTAGTGTTCTTTTCGCACTGGTGGAACCTTGAAGAATACCAACAAATCATTGAACGCATCGGGCCTACTCGCCAAGCGCAAGCGGGACATGACAGACCTGTGTTTATTCACCACATCGTTGCTAAAGACACGATGGACACTGTTGTAATGGATCGCAGAGAGTCAAAGCGCGAAGTACAAGATCTACTAATGGAAGCGATGAAAAAGAAATGTGCGTAATTGAGAAAGGCAGTGATTTACCTGAAGAAGTGGTTTTGAGTTTGGGAGAGAAGAGCTGATGGGAAAATATATCGTCGTTGTTGAATCCGATACACCTCCTCGATTCTATCTGGGAGATAAGATCGGCAATGCCACAATCGTTGAAGTGAAACGCGAAGAATTGCCGAATCGGGTTACCGCAGCATGGCTTGCAGAACGCTTTAATCTTTCACGAAAAACAATCATCGAAAAGGTCGGTGAATTTAACAAGGGATCAGAAAACAAACACCTTTATGACCCTAAAGAAGTCGTACCGATATTGGAAAATATGCATCTCGTATCGGGTAAACGAAACTCAAGACGTAAAAATTAAAAAGGGCCTAGCGCCCTTTTATTTTCTTTCAAAATTACCGATCAATTTCAAGAATTCATCAGCAAAAGACTCAGCCTTCTCCCTATTCTCAATTACAGCTATATTTTCGTTATTATAACCTGCTCGATTTGTCCAATTAAAAGATCCCGTAATTACTCTTTTCAAGTCAAGAATACAAAATTTATGGTGCATTAGATTTTTGAAATCCTGACTTTGCGGAGAAATTTTATAATACTCAATAAGTTCCACCACCCAACTAAACATGTAATAATATAAAAAATAACTTTGAG